GAAACAGACCTCTGTAATGAATAATGCCAAAGAGGCATATGAGTGGGCAATAAAAGAAGGTATTGCAAAAGAGCAAGCTCGTGCAGTTTTACCAGAAGGTATGATGGAAAGTAGATTATATATGGCTGGTAGTTTGAGGTCATGGATACATTATTGTGAATTGAGAAGGTCGAATGGTACACAAAAAGAACACATGGAGGTTGCAGAAAAATGTTGGTTAGAAATAAGTGGGGTTTTCCCAAATGTTATTAGGGCAGTACATTGAAAGAAAGAAGATATTTATGGATTTAAATTTAGAGAAAGATAAATTATTCGACCCTCTTGGTCTCAAAAGACTTAGAGAATCTTATATGATGGAAGATGAGACATCACCACAGGAGAGATTCGCTTATGTATCAAATGCTTTTGGGTCTAATAAAGACCATTCCAATCGCCTTTATGATTACTCTAGTAGCCATTGGTTATCTTTTTCTACTCCCGTTTTATCTTTTGGCCGTAGCAAGCGTGGTCTACCTATTTCTTGTTTCTTGCCTTATCTTCATGATAGCCGAGAAGGGTTGGTTGCTACTCTTTCAGAAGTAAATTGGTTATCAATGTTAGGTGGTGGTGTTGGTATTGGTCTTGGTATTCGTTCAAGTGATGATAAGTCAACTGGCATTATGCCACATCTTAAAACATATGATGCCTCTAGTTTAGCATATCGTCAAGGTAGAACTCGCAGAGGTTCTTATGCAGCCTATCTTGATATATCACATCCAGATGTAATACAGTTTTTAGAGATGAGAAAACCAACGGGCGACCCAAATGTAAGGACACTAAACTTACATCATGGCATAAACATCACAGATGACTTTATGCAGTTGATAGAGAAAGCCATGGTCGATAAAAACTTTGATGATACATGGGAACTTAGAGACCCACATTCGGGTGAGGTCAAAGATACAATATCAGCCAAGAAACTATGGCAGAAGATATTAGAAACACGAATGATGACAGGTGAACCCTACATTCATTTTATTGATACAAGTAATCGTTTGATGCCAGAGTTTCAAAAGAAAAAAGGTTTGAGTATTAAACAATCAAATCTCTGTTCAGAGATTATATTACCAACAAACAAAGATAGAACAGCCGTATGCTGTTTATCATCTCTCAACTTAGAATACTATGATGAGTGGAAAGACAACCCTCTCTTTTTAAGAGATGTTGCAGAAATGCTTGATAATGTTTTACAATACTTTATAGACAATGCTCCTGATGCAGTATCAAGAGCAAAGTATAGTGCAACACAAGAAAGGTCTATTGGTATTGGTGCCTTAGGTTATCACGCATACTTACAGAAACATATGTTACCATGGGAATCACCAGAGGCACGCTCTGCTAATGTAGAAATTTTTAGACATATAAGGAAAAGTTTAGATGAAGCAAATCTGGAACTGGGTAAGCTCAGAGGAGAAGCTCCTGATGCTATTGGTACTGGTCGTAGGTTTTCTCACCTTATGGCTATTGCTCCCAATGCTAGCAGTAGCATCATTATGGGCAATACATCTCCTTCTGTAGAACCATATCGTGCGAATGCTTACAGACAAGACACTTTATCTGGTGCATACTTAAACAAAAATAAATTTTTAGATAATATAATAAAAGAAAGGTGCCCTGATGAAGATGACTACAATGAAGCATGGAGTAGTATTATCGCAAACGATGGATCCGTTCAGCACTTGGGTATACTCAATGACAGGGAAATGGCCACCTTCAAAACGAGTATGGAGATTGACCAAAGATGGATCGTGGAGCACGCAGCTGACCGACAAAATTACGTTGACCAAGCACAATCCATTAACTTGTTCTTTCGGCCGGATGTAAACATAAAATATCTTCACACGGTGCATTTTATGGCATGGAAGCACGGTCTTAAAACACTCTACTATTGTCGCTCAGAAAAAATTGGAAAGGCGGACAAAGTAGCTAAAAAAATAGAAAGAGAGGTGATCAGAGAACTCGATATGAAAGCAGTTGTTGAGGGAGTGGCAGGTTTTAGGAACATTGTCTATGGTACACCTACCTGCAATTTTTGTAGTATGGCTAAAAAAGAACTTACTGATAGAGGTATACAGTTCGATTGGATTGATTTGACTGAAATTGGTAAGACCGCTGCTGAAGTAACGGGTAGAGCAGTTAAGACCGTGCCCCAAATTTATTTACAAGGTGAGTATATTGGTGGTTATGTAGAGTTGATGAAGGTACTAAATAATGAGTCTAATTCAGACGATTCCGAATGTTTAGCTTGCGAGGGGTAAATTATGGCATATTCAGAGAAAGTTATAGATCACTATGAAAATCCAAGAAATGTAGGTTCATTAGATAAGACCGACCCAGCGGTTGGTACAGGTATGGTGGGTGCACCCGCCTGTGGTGATGTAATGAAACTACAAATTAAAGTAAATGATTTTGGTATAATTGAAGAAGCGAAGTTTAAAACATATGGTTGCGGTTCCGCAATTGCAAGTAGTAGTTTAGTAACAGAGTGGGTGAAAGGCAAAAGTGTTGATGATGCAGAAACAATTAAGAATACAGAAATAGCTACAGAGTTATCTTTACCACCAGTAAAGATACATTGTTCTATCTTAGCTGAAGATGCAATCAAGGCTGCCGTTGCCGACTATAAGAAGAAAAGTAGTAAAAGTAGTATTGAAGTTAAAACTGAAACACTTTGAAGAAAGGAAAAACATGAAAGTTTTATGTGTATTATATGATGACCCTAAAGGCGGTATGCCTGATAGTTATGCTCTTGAGAGTTTACCAAAGATAGAAAAATATCCAGATGGTCAAACATTACCAACACCAAAAGATATTGATTTCAAACCTGGCGAACTACTTGGTTGTGTATCAGGTGAATTGGGTCTTAGAAAGTTTTTAGAAGAAAATGGTCATGAGTTAGTTGTTACATCAGATAAAGATGGTGATGGTTGCACAGCAGATAAAGAATTAGTTGATGCTGATGTTGTCATATCTCAACCATTCTGGCCATATTATTTGACCAGAGAAAAAATTGAATCAGCACCAAACTTGAAGATGGCGATTACAGCAGGTATAGGTTCAGACCACGTTGACTTGCAGGCCGCCATGGATCATGGTATAGACGTAATGGAAGTTACATATTGTAATTCAAGGTCAGTTGCAGAACATATTGTGATGATGATATTATCTTTAGTAAGAGATTATCATACACAACACAAGATTGTAAATGATGGTGGTTGGAACATTGCAGATGCTGTATCAAGGTCTTATGATTTAGAAGGCATGAAAGTTGGTACAGTTGCCGCTGGTCGTATCGGTTTAGATGCTCTTAGAAAGTTAAAAGCTTTTGATGTAGAGTTACATTATTTTGATAGACATAGATTGTCAGCTGAAGTTGAGGCTGAATTAAATCTTGTTCATCATGAATCAGTAGAATCATTAGTATCTGTTTGTGATGTTGTTACGATCAATTGTCCTTTACACCCAGAAACAGAAAATCTTTTTGATGCAGAACTTATCTCTAAGATGAAAAAAGGTGCATATATAGTAAACACGGCTCGTGGTAAGATATGTGATAGACAAGCAATTGTTGATGCACTTGAATCGGGTCAACTAAGTGGTTATGCAGGCGATGTATGGTTTCCACAACCTGCACCAAACGACCATGTTTGGAGAAGTATGCCACATCATGGCATGACACCTCACACATCAGGGACATCTTTATCAGCACAGGCACGTTATGCTGCTGGTGTTAGAGAGATACTTGAAAAATTATTTGATGGTGAAGAGCAACGAAGCGAATACACTATTGTAAAAGGTGGTGCTCTAGCAGGAACTGGTAAACATTCTTACACAGAAGGTAGTGCTACATCTGGGTCAGAAGAAGCCGCAGAATATAAAACATAAAAAAAATCTAGGAGTCTTAAATGTTAAGAGAAGAAAGAAATTACTTCAAGCCCTTTATGTATCCATGGGCATATGATGCTTGGTTGAAACATGAGCAATCACATTGGTTGCACACAGAAGTACCTATGGCTGAAGATGTTAAAGATTGGAAACATAAATTGTCTAATGAAGAGAAACAATTTCTCACACACATTTTTAGATTCTTTACACAAGGTGATATAGACGTTGCAGGTGGATATGTTAAGAATTATTTACCATATTTTCCACAACCAGAGGTAAGAATGATGTTATCTGGTTTTGCAGCTCGTGAAGCATTACATATCGCCGCCTATTCTCATCTTATAGAAACACTTGGTATGCCTGAATCAACCTATTCAGAGTTTGCAGACTACGAAGAGATGCAGAATAAACATGATTATATTCTGGACATATCATCAAAGAATGGCACAAAAGAATCCACGGCGACTCACATCGCCGTGTTTTCTGCCTTTACAGAGGGTATGCAGTTGTTTTCATCATTCATAATGTTGTTGAACTTTCCAAGACATGGTAAGATGGCAGGCATGGGTCAGATTATCACATGGTCAATTGTAGATGAAACACAACACACAGAAGGTATGATAAAACTATTCAAGAGTTATATACAAGAGAACCGTGAAATCTGGAATGATGAATTGAAATCTAAAATTTATCACATAGCTAGAAGAATGGTGGAACTGGAAGATAAGTTTATTGACCTTGCATTTAAAATGGGGCCAATGGAGGATCTTACAGCTGATGATGTAAAGAAGTATATACGATACATTTGCGACCGCAGATTAATTAGTTTAGGTCTCAAAGGTCATTACAAAGTGAAAAGAAATCCATTACCATGGGTTGAAGAGATGATTAATGCACCAACACACACAAACTTTTTTGAGAATCGTGCGACCGATTATGCAAAGGGCGCTCTCAAAGGTAAATGGGATGATGTGTGGGGCAAGGCCGCATAAATGAAGTTGTTAGATTATGAGTGTGATGAGTGCGATTCAAAATTCACAATAGAGTTTGGTATAAGAGGGACAGAATCGGATCCTACATATTGTCCATTTTGTTCCTCTTATCTACAATATGAAGAGGACGATATAGAAGAAGAATGACTTGGCAATGGAATGGGCGTGACCTTACAGAAGATGACGCCGAAAAATATTATGGATTTGTTTATTGTATACACAATCTCAAAGAAAAGAAAAGATATATTGGCAAAAAATTTTTTACCAAGGCAGGGTATCGCCAAGTAAAAGGTAAAAGAAAGAAGACCAGAAAACCATCAGATTGGCCAA